CAGAACAAAAGACCATGGAGATTTAATAACAGATTCTCCCTTTCCTTTTGTAGTAGAATGTAAAAGGAGAGCTACAGGAAAAACATACAGCTACGATTGGTGGGAACAGGTACTGAGAAGTTCTGCTTTAATGAAAAAAAAGCCAGTGCTTATATACCAATTAATGAGAAGCCCTATAAAAGTTGTTATGAATATGAACGATATCATTAGACCTTTTAATGGTACGCCTATAGACCAGGAACACCTTGTAGAAATGTCAATACCAAGTTTTTGTATGATAGTAAGGGAGATGTTAAATGAATGAAGATTCTTTAGAAAACATATTTAGATTAGATGGGAAGAAATTATCTGTTGTCCCTTTTAAATCTTACCTATTAAATTTAATGGAGATGTATCCAGAGGATAAGAAAACCTTAAAGTACCTTCCAAACTATCGAGAGTATTTAGATTATGCTTCAGAAAATGGCTATGGTTATGCTATATTAGACAACGGAAAACCTGTCTTGTGCTTTGGTGTATCTCCACAATGGTATGGGGTAGCAGAATTATGGATGATACCTGACGTTAATCTTTTAAAGCAATATCGATTTAAGTTTCACAAAGGTGCAATTAAATTTTTAAAGATGATAAGTGAAGAGTTGAACTTGCATAGAATACATGTTACAGTAAGCCCAAACAATTCACGAGCTATTAGATGGATTGAAAGTATATTTTTTACAAGAGAAGGTTTATTAGAAAGATATACCTTTGATGAACAAGATATGATAATGTATAGTAAATTGTATGAAAGGCAATAACAATGGCTAGTATGTTCTCAGCTCCGAAATACACACCACCTCCAGAAATGGGAAAGGCTAATGCACTTGTAGAGCAGAGAGATGCTAGAGCAGAGGCTCAGGAAAATAAAGAATTAAGAAAAACAGCTGCTCAGTCAAGAGCAAGACGTATGGGTGGAAGAATATTATATTCACAAGATAGAGAAATTCCAGCACTCGGTACTGGTGTGAATGTTAATCCAACACAATCCTATAACAGAAACCCTTACGAAACAACAGGGAGAAGCTAAGATGGGAGGTATTCCAAATATCTTTAAGCCACCTTCAAGACCAGCTCCTACACCTACTCCAGAAGGGAGAAGAGAAGAAACATCTAAAAAAACTTCTGCTGAACCAGGTGCAACAAGAAATTTACCTTCAAGGAGAAAAAGAGGAAAGCAAATAACATCTTTAGTTGGGGGAGTTTTGCCAGGTGAAACTGAAACAACAACAAATATGTCACCTATAAGTGGAAGAAATCCAAGAAGTAAGTTAGGACCATAACATGGCAGACAGGGAACCACCAGAATATATAAGAAATCCAAAGTTCAGAGTTTTAGATTCTACCCAAACTGAAGAGGAAGATTGAAATGGCGTATAAATATAAGAAAGATAAAACTAAAGATAAAAAGAAAAAATCTTATAAGAGGTCATACAGGACTAAAGGCTTGATGCGTTAATGGTAGCCAAGAAATATCAAAATCCTAAAGGTGGATTGAATGAAGCTGGAAGGAAACATTTTAATAACAAGGAAGGTTCTAAGTTAAAATCACCAGTAAAATCAGGAACAAATCCTAGAAGAGTTAGCTTTGCTGCAAGATTTGCTGGAATGGATGGACCACTTAAAGACGACAAAGGCAGACCAACAAGACTTTCATTAGCACTAAAGGCTTGGGGTTTTAGAAACAAAGACAGTGCTAGGAACTTTGCACAAAGGCATAAAAAATCATGATGAGATTAAACGCAAATCAAGTAGCAGACAGGTCAAGTAAGGCTTTTGCTCGTAAGGATTTATGGCGTAGCATATACGAAGATTGCTATAGATACGCTTTACCACAAAGAAATTTATATGACGGATACTATGAAGGCAGTATCCCTGGTCAAAATAAAATGAACATGGTGTTTGATAGTACAGCTATTCATTCAACACAGAGATTCGCCAATAGGATTCAGTCTGGACTTTTTCCTCCCTATAAAAAATGGTGCAGACTGGAACCTGGCGATGACATCCCACCAGAGAGAAGAGCAGAAGTTCAACAGGCATTAGATATTTACCTTGAAAAATTCTTCACAGTTCTCAGGCAGTCTAATTTTGACTTAGCTATTGGTGAGTTTTTACTTGACCTCTGTGTGGGAACAGCAGTTATGCTTGTACAAGAAGGAGATGATACAGCTCCAATAACCTTTACTTCAGTGCCACAATACCTAGTTGCATTAGAGGAAGGACCAAATGGTACTGTTGATAATGTCTACAGAAAATACAAGATAAGAGCAGAAGCAATATCAAGACAATTCCCTGACGCTGTTCTTCCTGATTCCTTACAAAGATTAATTAATGATAAACCTCAAGAAACAGTAGAATTGATTGAAGCTACTATTATAGACCCTGAGAGAAAAGATTATTGTTACCATGTTATCTATGAAAAAACAAAAGAAGAACTGTTGATGCGTAGAATGGATACAACTCCTTGGGTTGTTTCACGTTACATGAAAGTTGCAGGAGAAGATTTTGGTAGAGGTCCTCTAGTATCGGCTATCCCTGATATTAAAACCTTAAACAAAACATTAGAATTATTGTTAAAGAACGCTTCTATTGCTTGTGCAGGAGTTTATACAGCAGCAGATGATGGAGTGATTAATCCAGCTAACATTAGAATAACACCAGGAAGTATTATTCCTGTAGCTAGAAATGGTGGACCACAAGGAGCTTCGTTAGCACCTTTACCAAGGTCTGGAGATTTTAATGTATCTCAAATTGTTATTAATGATTTAAGGATGAGCATTAAGAAAACTTTACTAGACGATACTTTGCCTCCAGATAATATGTCAGCTCGTTCTGCAACTGAGATTGTAGAGAGAATGAAAGAGTTAGCACAGAATATGGGGTCAGCTTTTGGTAGATTAATAACAGAAACTATGACACCTATTGTTGCCAAGGTTTTGAACATCATGGACAAGAAGGGTTTAATAGAGTTACCATTAAAAGTTAATGGACTTGAAGTTAAGATAATCCCTATTAGTCCTTTGGCTAAAGCACAGAACCTAGAAGAGATAAATGAAATAATGCAATTTGTGCAGATAGCTGGTTCGCTTGGACCAGGTGGTATAGCAGAAATGAAACCAGATTTAATTGCTACCTATATAGGAGATAAACTTGGGATACCATCTAGCCTAAGAACAACTCCAGAAGAGAAACAACAAATAATGCAACAGAGTATGCAGATGGCTCAGATGCAACAACAACAACAAATGCAAGGAGATATGCCACCAGAAGGTGGACCACCACAAGAAGGACCACCAATGGAAGAACCTTCAGGAGCATTAGAACAGGAGGTTAGTGCATAATGGAAAATGGATGGGAAGGCGTACAAGTTCTTGACCAAGAACCTATAAACAATAAAGACGACCAGTTTGCAGTTGATAAATCTTTTGCGAGAACATTTGATACGGAGGAAGGAAAAAAAGTTTTAGACTATTTAGTAAGCAAGACGTTAAACCAACCGACTTGGCTACCTGGAGGCGACCATACCTTTGGATATGCTAGAGAAGGTCAGAACAGTATAATAAGAGAAATACAAATGAGAATTGAAAGGGCAAAACAATGAGTGAAGAATTAGAACAGAATTTAACAGAAGGTCTATTAGGTGGTAGCAATGCAATGCCAGACCCAGAAATGTCAATCCCAGATGAAGAAACACAGGTAGACCATTTGGTTGATGATAGTGCAGAAGAAGCTAAGGCAGCTGAAACTGTTTTAGAAAAACCTGAGTACCTAGAAAATAAATTCTGGGACCCTAAGGGTGGTGTTAAGATAGAAGAAATGAATAATTCTTATAAAGAGTTGCAAAAACAATTCTCAATGGGAAAACACAAAGCACCAAAAGAATATGACTTAACTGCTTTTGATGGTGTTGATATTGAAAATGACCCACTAGCTAAAGAGTTTGTTGACTGGGCTAATGAAAATAAACCAACTCAACAGGCTTTTGATAAACTTATTGGAAAATTTAAAGAGTTAGCTGACGTGCAATCAGAGCAATCAACAATTAATATTGATGAGGAAACAACTAAACTAGGACCTAATGCTCCACAAATTGTTAATGGAATAAAGCAATGGGGTCAAGGACTAGTGTCTAAGGGCGTATGGTCTGAAGATGACTTTGATGAATTTAAAGTTTTTGCTGCTACTGCAAATGGTATCAACGCTTTAAACAAAGTTAGAAAATATTATGGAGATGCTCAGATTCCTACTGCACCAGTAGATGTAGATGGTATGCCAAGTGCAGCAGAACTGTACGAATTGGTAGCTGACCCTAAATATAAAACTGATTCACAATTCAGAAGAAAAGTAGAAGAACAGTTCTCAAGAGCGTTCCCTGGACAGAGTAAACCAGGCGAGATGTAATTAAGACTTGTCTTTTGTTTTAAAATATATTATCCTTTAAGCGAGATAACGAATATCATTCGCCTCTGGCAGATGTGGAAGTACATCGTGTTTTTAGCCGAGGTTGTCCCTCGATAACTAAATTAAACTTTTAATTTTAATTGTGTTAAACAAGGAGTAAATAATGGCACAGTCAATTACTAATGCTTTTGTTACTTTGTTTGATGCCGAGGTAAAACAAGCATACCAAAGCGAATCATCTTTGCTAGGGTGTGTTAGGCTAAGACAAGGCGTACAAGGCAACACTTACAAGTTCCCAAAACTTGGTAAGGGAAGTGCAACTGCTAGGATTCCACAGACAGACGTAACTCCACTTAATGTAACCTACTCTCAAGTAGAAGCTACAATGAGTGATTACAATGCTGCTGAATACTCAGACATTTTCCACCTATCTAAGGTGAACTTTGACGAACGACAAGAATTAGTTCAAGTCGTAAGCAAAGCTATTGGTCGTAGAATGGACCAATTAATTATAGATGCTATCGCTGCAGCATCTTCACCAAGCACAGTTGCAAATACTATTGTAACATCTGGTAGTGCTGGTGCATCAAACTTGAATGTTGGAAAGCTAATTGCTGCTAAAAAAGCACTTGACGCTAAAAATGTTCCATTTGATGACAGGCATATTATCGTACATGCAAACTCATTGTCTGGTTTACTAGGTGATGAAAGAGCAATATCTGGTGATTATGCTTCAGTAAAAGCTCTTGTTTCAGGAGAAATCAACACATTTCTAGGTTTCAAATTCTATGTCTTAGGAGATAGAGATGAAGGTGGTCTAGCTGTTGATAGTTCTAGTGACAGAGTCGTATACGCATTTCATCGTTCTGCCATTGGCATGGGCGTGAATATGGCACAGAAAACTGAAATCAACTATATTCCTGAGAAAACATCTTTCTTAGTAAATAGCATGTTCTCAGCTGGTGCCGTAGCTATCGAAGATGATGGCATCGTAGCAGTAACTTGTAGAGAATAGTAACAGAAAGGAGAGCTATAACATGGCTTATAATGTCGCAGGATTGCAACCAATAGGTGGGCAATCAAAAGCAGGGTCAGCTCCTCAAATCTGGAGCTACACATCAGAAGATGCTAAAACAGCTATTGATGCAGCAGGGTACTTTAACAGTGCTTCTGACGTATTAAAAGTTGGTGATTTAATTTACATTTACGCATCAACTGGTGGTACAGCAACTTTTAGTCTTGCTCCAGTTGTGAGCAACGCTTCAGGTGTTGTTGATACTGGTGATGGTACAGCTATCTCAGCTACAGATAGTGACTAATACCAACTAATGGGGGGGAGCTTAACGGCTCCCTCTTATAGATAGGATTTATTATGGCTAGTGGCGATACAAATATTACAATATGCAATCAGGCTCTTAATCTATTGGGAGCCGATACTATTTCTTCCTTTACAGATACAGCTAATGATGCGTCAACAGTTTGCAATAACATTTACGAAACAGTTAAAAAACAAATATTATCTTTATACCCTTGGTCCTTTGCTCAAGTTAAAGTTAAATTAACTCAATCAACTACTGTTCCAACACACGAGTGGGACCACCAATTCAATTTACCTGCAACTTCAGTATCAGGAACACCTTTTCAAGTTTACAATTCAGGTTCAACAAGAGTTCTCCCTATTCAAAACTGGGAACTTTTATACAGTTCTTCTGGTCCAGCAATAGCAACTAATGAAGAAAATATCTGGATTGATTATATTTCAAGCGAAATTACAGAGGGTCTTATGCCGTCTTACTTTGTTCAACTATTAGTTTATATGATGGCTTGGCATTTAGCTGAACCAGTAACAGACCAGATAACAAAAGCAGATTATTGGAGAACAGTTGCATTAGGAACTGCTCCTGAAAATGGTCGTGGTGGATACTTTAGACAAGCAATGAATGTTGACGGAAGAGGAAAACCAAATTACGCAATCGTTGATTTTCCTTTAACAGATGTTAGATAATAATCATGGCAAGAGCTGTTACAATACAAACAGATTTTACAACAGGGGAACTTGACCCTCTATTAAAGAATCGTTTGGATATAGACCAATACTATAAAGCATTAGACAAAGCTCGTAATGTTATAATCCAACCACAGGGTGGTGCTGAAAGACGACCAGGTTTACAATACATTGGTCAAATCCCAAGTGCTGCTGCTCCTGAGGATGGCATAAAACTAATACCATTTGAATTTTCTACAACACAAAGCTATATGCTTTTATTTGTCCATCAAAGAATGTACGTTTATAAAAACAAAGTTCTTGTAACTGCAATTAATGGTGGAGGAACAGATTACTTAGCAACAACTATAACTTCTGCTATGTTATCTACAATGGACTACACTCAATCAGTAGATACATTAATCCTTACACAAGAAGATATGACACCATTTAAAGTTGTTAGAGGAGCAAACGATGCAGCTTGGGCTATATCAGCAATTAGTTTTGATTTTCTTCCACAGTATGCCTTTACTATTAGCACATCAACTCCAAGTGCAACACTAACTCCATCAGCAGTAGATGGTAATATTACTCTTACAGCAGGTTCAGCAGTATTTGCCAGTGGGAATGTTAATCAATATATTGAAGCTAACGATGGTTTAGGAAGAGCAAGAGTTACTGCATTTACTTCTACAACTATAGTAGAAGCTATAGTAGAAATTCCTTTCTTTAATACAACTGCTATTGCTAGTGGGTCATGGACATTAGAAGCTGGCTATGAGGCAACGTGGTCTGCATCAAAAGGGTATCCAAGAACAACTACATTTCATGAGGGAAGATTATATTTTGGTGGGTCCAAGTCAAGACCTAACACTATTTTTGCTTCTAGGGTGTCAAGGTACTATGACTTTAATCCAGGAGAGGGTTTAGACGATGATTCTATTGAAGCAACCATTGATAGTGATAGTGCAAATGCTATAACAGGTTTATTCAGTGGAAGAGATTTACAGATATTTACTAAGGGAGCTGAGTTCTTTGTACCTCAATCCTCATTAGACCCAATAACACCTAGTAACATTGTTATCAATACAGCGACAAGGAGAGGCTCTAAGGAGGGAATTAAACCTGTAGGTGCTGAGAGTGGTACATTGTTTGTTCAAAGGTCAGGGCAAGCTCTGAGAGAGTTTTTGTTTAGTGATGTAGAGCTTTCCTATATCTCAAATAACATATCTTTACTATCATCGCATTTACTAAACACTCCATTAGATATGGCACTAAGAAAAGCAACGTCTACTACGGATGGCGATTTATTAATGCTTGTTAATTCTAATGGTACTATGGCTATGTATTCAATCCTTAAAGGGCAGAATGTTATAGCACCTTCTCTATCTACAACAGGTATGGATACTTGTACTATAACTGTTTCTGATTACGCTAACATAGCAGTAGGAACACAGCTAACATTTACAGATAATAATGGCACAGTCATTACATTAGAAAGTGAAGCAATTAGTGGTTCAGCTCCGTCATCTCCATCTGGTAACACACATTTCTTTAGACCTAATGAATCAAACAATACTACAGCAGATAATCTATTTACTGCTTTTGCTAATATTGATGGCTTTATTGTAAACAATCCTTCAGCAGCAGTTGTTACTGTCACTAGAGTTATTCCAGGTGATGATAATTTAACAACGACTTCAACTGATAATACCAGATTAACAACAACTAACTTCGCAAAAACAGACAGTTTCGTAAATGTAGCAGTAGATGTTGATACAATTTACACTGTTGTTTCTAGGGTTATTAATGATACGACTGTTTATTATTTAGAAGCATTTAACGATGATATGACAACTGATTGTGCTGTTCAGTTATTTGGAGGGACTTTACCAAGCAACACAACATTTGCAGGGCTAACACATTTGAACGGAGAGAATGTAAAAGTAATTGTAGATGATGCAATGCAGAATGATAAGATAGTTGATAGTAACCAAATAACAATGGATGCTATCCCAACTTCATATTGTGAGGCAGGTTTAAACTTTACTCCTAAAATTAAGACAATGCCAATTAATCTTAAAGGTAGTACAAATATAGTCGCTACAAAGAAAAGAATAATTGAAACAACTACACAATTATACCTTACACAAAATTTAACTCTGAATGGAAAAGACTTTCCCTTTAATCCTAGTATATTCTATACTGGTAAGAAAAGAAGGAAGCCAATGCTAGGGTATAACAGAAACGGACAAATGACTTTTTCTCAATCACAACCTCTATTCTTTACATTGTTGGGTATGGAATTTAAAGTAAGCGTAGGACAATAATATGAGTATTTTTTTTACAGTACTATCAGTAGCGTCATCTGCAATGCAAGCTATCTCAGCTTACAACCAAGGTATGGCAATGAAAGCCTACTACGATGCCCAAGCAGATGTATCTGCATTAAAATATAAAACACAAAGAGTAGAAGCAAGAGAACAGGGCGTAAAGGCTTTAAAAGAATCAAACAAAGCTCTATCCTCAATAATAGCAAGAGGAGCTGCTGGTGGTATTTTAACTAATGAAGGCTCTATGCTTTTCCAACAAAGTCTGTCAATTAGAGAGGGTGCAGAAGATTTCCAAATATCTAAAATTAACCAAGAGTTGTTGCAGAACTTAGGCATTATTGAATTTACAAATTTAAAACAAGCTGGGCAACAAAGCAAACAGACAGGGATTATGGGAGCATTGACTGGATTTGGAACTGATATGGTAGGGTTAAATAAAGTTGCAGGTGGTGGAGGTGGGTTATTTGATAATTTGCAAAATCCATTTACTCCAGCTACAAACGAATATTTAACAGGTTATGACGCAAAGAAAAGTGCAGCACAAAAACTAGGTTTATTGAGTAGTGGATAGGATATAACATTATGGCAACAAGAAAAACATTAAGGCGAGCTAAGGGTTATGAAGGCGACCTTGTTGGTGGTATTAATATTCCTAACATAGCTTTCCAACAGTACTCAGCACAAAGTGATTTTTACTCTACTCTAGATAAAAAATTAGATGCTATTACTAAATTTTCAACAGTTCAAGCTGGGGAAGAAGCCTTAACTAGAGCAGATGAATTTAGTGTTAAAAATCCAATTAACTTAAATGACTTTTTGAACGCCAGTAAAATTGAAAAACAAGAATTAGTAGGGGATGACAATTACACTGAGTATGGCAAAAGAGTTAGGTTAAATCAAAAGAACAATATCTTAACACAGTTGACCTTAACTGCAACAAGAGATTTTCAAAATCTTAGACTTGAAGCAGAGAAAAATAACATGGACCCAGCAGAGTTTGCTAATGTAATAGATGCGAGGGTTAATGGCTACGCTGACCTTGGATTTTCTATAGACAGTGAACTTGGTACTAAAATAAAACAATCAGTAGGTGCAACTGCTAACTCAATGTTTGTTAAGTATTCAGACCAAAAAATATCAGAGGTTAAAACACAAAGATTAGCAGAAGCTAGTCAATACGCAGAATTTTCTATAGATGGAATAGGTGGGATAATAGCATCTTCTACAGAATATTTTGGAGATTTAGAGGAACTTCCTGATGGTACTATGGGAGGAACTGGAAGATTTGAACTCAATCCTGACCAAATGCTTGAAGCAACAAAAGCACAGGTCATTCAAACTTTAATAAAGTATGGTAAAACTCCTGCAGAAATAAAAGCATTTGAAACATCTTGGGATGCTGAAGTTCTTAATCAAAAAAATGATTATCTAATGACAGAAGCAGTAGATACAGCAGCAACTAGGGGGGACCCTATTGTTGCTTTTGAAGTATATAATAATTTTGTTGAAGGGAAAATTACTAACCCTAAAGTGCTTGCAATATACGATTCACTTTCCTCTGAAGAACAAAATAATTTTTTAGATAAAGTTTCTACCTATAGCGAAAGAATAACAAAATTAGCTGAGGATGAAGATAAAGCTGAAAAATCATTAGCACTTGATAACATAGACGATGCTGTTAATGGTTACAGATTAGCAGAAAAAGATGGCGACCAAGGAGAGGCAGAGAAATATATTAATCTTTTGTACAGTTATGGTAGTGTTGCTGCTGACACATATAAACTTTTATCAGAAGATTTTGATAAAGATGTTAAGGAGGGTTTTTATCTAGACCCTGCTGATTTTGACGACTTGGCAGATAGAGCTGAAGATGGAACTTTAACCAATGCTATAATTAGAAATTTTTACGATGAAGGAAAAATACTCAGAGAAGATAAAGCCAAGTTAGTGGTACTTAATAACACTAAAATAAAAGATTCATTAACAGTTGGTCGTAGAAGTATAAAACTAGCAGTAGGCTATCCAACAGATGTTTCTGGAGGTTTTGCAATGAACGCAGAGTTTGTAGTTGCTAGAGATTTATACAGAAAAAAAGATAACGCCTTTACTGAATGGTACTTGGCTAACCCAGATGCGTCAGCAAATGAAATTATAGAGTATGCTAAAAAAGTTATAACTAGTACGGAAGCAGAGGTTGCAGTGCAAATAAAATCAGACAATTTAAGAACCAAAATGTTAGATGGACAATCTGGGTTAAACACAACAAATATGCAAAATTATTTTGGAACAGATATGGTAGACGAGGGATGGTTGGGGAGCGTTTCTGCTCATTTAGAAACACCAGATGGGATTGCATCACTTGTTACGGAACTAGGTCAGTTGAAGGGTTATAAAAAATCAAGACCTTTGTTTAATGGTGAACCTATTACTGACAATCAAATAGAACTATTCATTGTAGATTTAAATCAATACTCTGCTTATATAAGAAATGAAGCACTAAGTAAAAATAAAGGCAATTAGTATGAATGATGAATTATTAACTAATTATTTTTCTTCTAAAGATGGACAGGGAGAAACTGTCTTCAATTCAGATACAGGACTGTACGAAAAAACTCTAAGCTCAGCTAGACAAAATCTTTTAGATTTACGAGAAAATCCCTTCGAAGGACCAGAAAATGTGGATATGAAAGAAAACATATCTAAAGAAAGAGAACTAAGTCAAGAAGAACCTGTAACCAGTCTTTACAACCTTAACCAAGAGGGAAATACAAGTGCATTAAAAACATACTTAGACGAAAAATCAAAAGGTAATGTTGATGTAGCCAAAGACATTGGTAGAGGTATATTTAAAGGTCTTGTTAATCTGTATATGGGTGCAGCGTCTTATCCTTTAGCTATTGCAGAAAGCAAGGGGTGGGTAGAGGAAGGAACAGTAAATGAATGGGGAGGAAGCCTTGAAAATTATATATCTTCACTAGGAGAAACAGAAACTCTAGCAGGAGGTTTGGCAGAGGGAATAAGCCAATACTTAGTTCCAGGTCTAGGATATTATAAGTTATTTGGTGCGTTAATGAAAACTCCTCAAATTGCTAGAGTTATGTTTGCAGTTACAAAAGGAAACAAAACGACAGCTAATCTTATAAAATTAGGTGCAACTGAAATAGCTGCTGTAGGAACAGCATCAAATCCAGATGACGGAAATTTATTAGGTTTTGTTATGGATATAATTCCAGGTCTTGACAAAACTAAAGCTGAAGGAATAGCCAGAGAATTTGTTAATGAAATTGCTAATTCTGAGGGAGGATGGACTGCTAGTGATGTTCTAGAAACAAAATTTAAGAATATACTAGGTGATTTTATCCCAGCTATGGGACTTGAATTAGCACTACCTGCAGCTATAGGACTTCTAGTTTCTACGGCTCAAGGATTACGACAAGCAGCAAAGAACCCAAAACTTGTAGAAGAAGTTATAGGTGATGAGCAGATTAAACAATTGGAAACAGAAG